ATTGCTGCGGCACCTAATGCGGTAATATCCTTATTAAATTCATCAATCATAGAAGTTACAAAATACACCACATCTTGCTTTGATGAATTGGTTTCAGTGATGTTTTTGTATATCTCATCCCTACACTTTATTTCTGTCTCAAGTTTTGCGTTGTTGGTTTCCCAAATAACATTCAATTCGTTTACTTGACCTCGATTAGCGTTGATGATACTTGTAATCACTGAATTTGCTTGAGAACACGCTGAAGAAATTGCAGTCGGATTCGGGGTAGTGGTTGATTCGATGGATTGCAGCGTATTATAAAGTGATTGATATGCTTGTACTAAGGATGTGTTACTGAGTGCATTAAGTCGTGTTTTCACCAAATACCATTGATAATTTAACCCAGATGCTGCCCCAAATAGATCAATCATTTTGATGGTGCCATGTTCCCCTGTTCCTTGTACAAATTCTGTTAGTATTTCTGCAATATCATTTTGTACAATAATGGGATTAACTCTGGATGGCAAAACTGTATTGATTAGATTTAAGTCATTAATTGTTTCCATGTTTGCGCATACTTGAGCAAATGCTTCAATACTCATGGATTCAATGTCTTTAATTTGATACATGGAATATACCAATGCGCCAAATTCATATCGTGTCGTCAGGTTGTCAAAAATACCATTCAACCATTTCCCTAAGCTGGAATCGAGTCCAATAATTCTTTGATTCACTTGCCCAGATACAAATAACTGAATAGGTTGCCTAATCAATGGGTAGTTTTCTGGAATATCATAATTTGGCCAGAAAATAGTTTTCCAACTTGAAGGGAATAACTTTTTGACATTCAACAAATCAGCCAATGATTCAATGTTTTTAAGCTGACAGTTTAATGGAACCAGTGATTGTCTCAGATCGTCACGGTTTCTAATCAGTTTTAATGCTCTTAGAATCGTTCGTTCTTGGTCGATCGAAACAGGCAAACTGGAATTACATATTTGCTTAATGGTTCTTGATTCAATGCCTAAAGAATTCAGCACGATACTCAATGGCATACTGAGTGCTTTATTCTTGTGTAGGATTTTCAATAATGTTGAGGGTTTTCCCCATTCACTCAAAAATGCCAAATCAAGAACTCTGCCCTGTGCAATTAAATCTTGACCAAACAGCAATGGATTACTAGTAACAGATGTAATATCGGCAGTGATAATATCATTCAAGTTAGTAAAAGAGTTTTCCATGTAACTCTGAGCATTTACTAAACTTGCAATCAACTCATTGTAGGTTTGTGCTTGAGAATAGCCATAAGTCAATGACCATACCAAATCTTGCTGTGATTCGGTGTTTAAGAAATTGATTTCTTGCTGAGCAAGATTTAATACATTATCTAATAATCCGCGTGATTTGAACTGGTTAGTTAGAATACTTGAGTCGGTAATAGTCAAAGAGTTTGACAACGCTGGACAAGTAGTTGACCCGATATTACAAATCAAATCAAATGATTCTTGTGAAACAAGTGAAGATTGAAGTAACGTGTGTGCTAGTTTCTTTGATTGCGAGACAAGTTTAATACTCTGAATATCATCGTAAATGTCTCCATTAAATTCACCGACCACAGTTCCCAATAGTGTTGACACGTTGGTATTGACTCGGAATACTTGGTTTTTAAGAATACTAACCAACAGATTAACTTTTAGTGGTGATAACATTTTATGATGCCTCCACCGAACTCGATCCTTGGACAATAGGATGCCCGCACGATGTTGGATCACCTTTTAACACAACTGGTTTTCCATCAATAAAAACACTTGATGAACCAATTACTGTTACTGCATTATTGTGATTTCCACTGAAAGGTTTGTGTTTTGATATTTTACAAGGATGTAATGCAACTGGTTTTCCATCAATGAAAACACTTGAGGATGCGGTTTCTAGTTTTCCCCCTTCTGTATTCATATCACCTTTTCTACAAATTGGTGGCATGTTTGGATCACGCCCCTAAGAGGATTTTCTTCTCAGGTGGAAGTTTTAAACCCGTAATAATTTCAACATACTTGTTTTTTATGGCTTCGTTCGGATACCCACACATGACGATATGTTGTTTTGATAGTTTAATCGGTTCTGCTTTATCAATAGAAAACATGAATGGGATGAATTGCAATCCAGCTTGCCCAGGAACAATACTAGCAGGTTCTGATACTTGATAATGATGCTCAGTAATTTGAGTGACCTTACAAATAATTTCTTCACCTGTGCTCAATTTAAGTGAATAGATGACGTTTAGATCAAGCATGTTATTTTACTCCAGTTAGTTTTTGTTTTAGTTCAGTCAATCCACCAATGTGCATATCTCCGAAAAAGATTTGTGGGACTGATTTTGCACCAGGGACAAGTTCGAGAAGTTTTTCGCGTGTCCATTCACCTGTTCCAATTTTACGTTCATCAATATCATATCCTGCGGCAGATAATAGATGTTTTGCTTGATCGCATTGTGGACATGCGGGCTTAGACCAAATAATGACTTTCATATTTTCCTTTAGTTAAAATAGAAAAATGATGACCTCTGCTAAAAGATCATCATTTGAATTTGTTAATAGTATTTACAGATTGAAGGCGAAACCAACATCGACTTTAGAGTCACCAAGATCGTCACGCATGGTAAAAAGTGCGTAATTATTGCCGTCAGCTTCTTGCTGTGCATTTTGACGTTTGTCCATATCAATGTATGAATCCATCCAAGGTAGTGGGTTTGCTTTTGGAATTGCAAACTCTGCTTTTAATCCTAAAACTGCTTCAACTTCAGCAGCATTATATGCTGACCATGCACACATGAGTGATTCGTTAATTCCGACAATTGATCGTCCTTGACTGAAGATGTGAGAAGGGAATCTAAACTCAGCTTCCATAACCTCATTAAACATTTTTTGAATAATGTGTTTGGTTCGTTTATATGACTGTTTTCCACGCTTGGTTTGATACTCGATATTAATCACTTCACGATCAAGTTCAGCATGACAGAATAACTCATCTTGCATGATTTTTTGAATTGCCATTCCAATGCTTTGGAAATATCCTTGTTCAACGATGGCAAATGTAGCAGAGAATGACGCCATGAATTGAATGCGTTCAAGCATATACAACGCACACATTCCAAGCATAATAGCATCGTAAATCTCATCTTGGGAAAGTTCGTGTTGTTTTCGATTCACTTCAATCAAACGATCAAATACTTTACTAATGGTTTCAGCACGCATTAGGATTTCTTTATCCTGAGTTGCAATCTTGAAAACACGTTGAGTATCAGGAATACAAGTTCTAATAATTTCCGAGTAAGTTTCTGCGTGAGTGACTTCCATGTTAGCGTTTTCTAGCAATGCTTTGAATAACTCTGAATTAGTTACGAAAGGTGAAAACATACTAGCAATGGATCGTGCTGCAATACTATCAGAATCCCATTGGAATGCGATGTTAATCAGCATACACTCTGAAATTGATTCTGGACACTGAATGAAGTCAATTTTAGATTGATCGTGATTGAATTCATCAAACACCCATCTCTGAGAAACTTGGCGTTTTGCCAATGATAGAATCTTTGGATACCTGACATTGATTGTGTCGTGTAAACCAAGTTGTTCACCTAGAAAAAGGGGATATTCCCCATTTTTCCAAGCACGATTATTTTTATTGAATACAGTTGGATTTGTCATTGTATTGATTTCAGAATTATAGAGAACAACTTTCACACACTGCTTCGTCATCATCTTCGTCTAGAATGATTTCGGTTTCAGTTTGGTGTGATGTAATTTCATCAAGATTGATTTGTTTAATGCCTGTTGCAGAGTTAATGTAATACCTAGTTTTTAGACCAAGGTGAACGCGATATAACCAATCTTTAAGAGCATCGTGGGCACTGATTTTACGTTCTTCCCCTTCATATTTGTGGTAAAAGTCGGCGCTAATGGCTTGTCCAGTAAAGCACTGAATTAGTGCATAACACTCAGTCAAGTCTTTGGTTGAAATATCCCAGGCAAGTTCGTAATTATCTTTTAACGTGTCTAGCTCAGGGGCGATAAAATTAGTTTTGTTGGTTGAAGTTTTTACTAACTTGAATGCGCGTATAGGATACCATCCATTGGTGTGTCCAGATGCAACACTTGATGATTCACATGGCATGTGCGCTTCCAACACCGAGAATCGTAAACCACCTACTTGTTTTAATTCTTGTCGGAGTAATTCCCAATCATAAGTTGGTTTGAATCCAACAACATCCCATACATTTTTATTACATGTATCGATTGGTAACCACCCAGCATTATATTTTGTCGGCCATTTACAAATTCCACGTTCTTGAGCAAGTCTAATTGCAGCTTTGTGAAGGAAATAAGAATGACGTTCAGCAAGATAACCGATATATCGTTTCCCTTCTGGCGATGAATACTTATACCCTTTCTTTGCCATTGCATATGCAACATTAGTAACACCTACACCAATTGATCTACGATTTTGCGCAGTGACTTTTAGGTGTTTGAATGGATAATCCATGATTTCCATGACATTATCAATTTGTAAACAAGTCAAATAAGCTACTCGTTCATATTCTTCGTCAGATTCAATAGATGCATCAATAGCCGACAGATTACACAAGCCAATTTCACCATGTCGTTGTTCACCTTCTTCTGGTTTATCTAACGCAAACACATTCTCAAATGGTTCGGTTGGTAGTGCAATTTCTTGGCATTGTCCAGTTAGGATTCCATTAACCACAATGGTGTGTCGCTTTGGCTCATTACAGCAATATGTGGTATCCCTGCGATCAAGAAATTCAACTGATTCTACAAAATCTTGAACGATGATTTGGGGTTGATCAGGGCGCCGCCAAATCAGAATAGGATCATCTTTTTGTAAATCACCCGCACGGAATTCATGAATTACACCATCTTGTTGCAAATAGAATTTGTGGTAGGGAGTGCAAACAAGTTCACAACCATTTTGAGTTTTTACCCTAACCAACTGCTGATTAGAACCCGTTTTCTTAATAATGACCTCAGACCATTCCACACCATTCCACACGTTTACTTTCTTGTTTTCCAATGTTGAAATTTGAACATAACCACTAGACGTTAGAATCTCGGTTTCAGGTGCTACACATAGATTACTTGAGTGAATAGTTTCCAAGAAAGGCGTGTGTTTGTTTGTTTCATAAACATTTTGCTCATAGATTCGTCCAGTTCCAAATGCTTCACTTAGAAATTCAAGTGCCATTTTACGTGCATTCTTGAATGTTTTTGGAATAGAACTATCTGATTCAATTTGTTTATATTCAGCAACAAAATCTGTTAGATTGCTTGAATAGAATAGTTTCCACAGTTTGGGTGCATGTGCCAAACTAACCAACATCCAATCTTCGTTATTCAGAGCTTTTTGTGCAAAGTATGGATTAAACTGGACTGAATAATCCAAGTCTTTGATTCGCTTTGAACTAACAGTTTGAACATTTTTGAGTTTGATTAGATCATCCCATTCAGGGTCAAGAACCGTAAAATGAACAGTGTTTGCACCACCGCGCCCAGCTTGCACGTTTGCTGCAACTGCTTTTTCTTGCATTGCATAATATGGTAACTTACCTTGGTGAACAACTTGCCCATTTCGCACTTTATCACCCTTTGATCGAGTAATGATATTTGAACCAATACCAGCACTTGAACACGTCATTTTATATGCAATATGATCACCAGCAGCAAGACTATCAGCACTATCACCAGAAACAAAAACACAACACGATGCATAATGTCGTTTAGGTGTTCCTAGATTAATTGAAAATGGTGAGGGTGGATTAATTTGTTTTTTAGAGTAGGCATCATACAGTTGGGTTACTAACATCAATCGCAAATCATTGGATTCGATTTTAGCCATGTTTCCCATTGCCATTCGCATATACATGAATTGTGGTGTTTCATACATAACACCAGCAACTTTATCACGGATTGCGTATTTGTCGATAATCTGTTGAACTTCTGGAAGGGTGGAATCTAAATCACGATGATGATCAATCTTAGAATTCAAATACTCAAGATCGGTATCAGAATATCCCATATCCTCCCATAGTCCAAGTTTTACCATTTGTTTATATTTGGATTTTAACGATGGAATTTTACGCCAATCACCGAATACTCGTTTGTAGATGTCACCGATATAAAGTTTTGCGGCCATTTTAAGATGAGCGATGGTTTCCATGTCAACACATGCTGAAATCATAGCTTTGTGCAAATCGACAGTTGAGCAATTATTCGAGCATTTTTTGATTGCAGCAAGAACTACAGTTGACCAATCTACGCCAATACCTGCGGCCCACTCGGCCCATTTGTTTAATTTTGACGGGTCAAATGTTTCGTGTTTCCCACTTCGTTTAACAACCGTGAAATGTTGTTGAATAGGTGAGTTGAATTGTTGAGTCATGTTTGAAAGAAATTCCTTTAATGTCAAAGAAGAAAAGAAAAAGGATATTCCCGTGAAAATGAGAATATCCTTTGGTGAATTTGGTGTACTATTATTTAATGATTAAGATAAGGTGCCACGAATAATAGCAAAATTGAATGCGGGTGCTTCCGCGCTTGTTACGGCAACAGGAGTATAAACATCAACCACGAATGAACCACCTGCCAGACTCCTAGTTGAAATATTGTAATACCCTGAACCAGAAAATTTTGAAAACATCACCACATCGGTAGAATTAATATATGAATTATTAACGGTAAAAGAAGATATTTGTCCAGCAGTGGTGGTGGCAGATACTAATGTAATGCGACCCACAGGAGCATTAATTGTGACTGATGTGGTGCGCGATGTCAACTGTGTGACGGATAATCCCATACCCGTCCGATACCCAAATTTTGCACCAATATAAAATGTTGAGGCAGTTACTGCCAAATCACCCCCATCATTGGAGCCGTTTCCGCCTGAGCACAAAATTCTGGCATCATAATCAACCGAAGTTGCCCCAGAGTTGAATTCAATGGTTGGTGTTGACGCAGTATTATCAATCCGCCCAATGAGTAATGAAGATGACACCGTTAGGTTTGATCCAACAGAAGTAATATTAGGTTGTGCATTAGTGGTTACAGTTCCTGCCGTGGTAGCGGTGGTAGCAGAAGTTGCACTTGATACCGTGCCAGCCACATTTGCACCAGGAATTGAATATAGCCCTGTGCCTGGCCCGTAAAATGCGCCTGCATACACGTTGCCAGCAACACCCATACCACCACCCACTTTCAACGCCCCAGTGATCGTTGATGTCGATGTTGCTGTCCCTGTGACCCACACCTGACCCGCCACTATTCGCAGACTGCCACCCCCATCACTCCCCGACCCATCCACACACACAATTCTGGCATCATAATTTACTGAGGTATTAGCCGAGTTGAAATCGATGTATGGGGTTGATGCCACATTGTCAACACGTCCGATGGAGATGGCAGAATTTTGGGCATCAAGCGTTATACTACCTGTGGGCGAACTCCCGATAAACGTGCCCGAAACGGTCAGTGTTGATAGGGTTCCAACAGATGTAATATTGGGTTGTGCATTAGTGGTTACTGTTCCTGCCGTGGTAGCAGAAGTTGCACTTGGCACTACACCTGTCACATTTGCACCAGGAATGGAAGTAAGTCCTGATGCGGCCCCATAAAACGCACTTGCATACACATTGCCAGCAACACCCATGCCACCACTTGTTTTGAGTGACCCCGTGATGGTGCTTGTTGACGGAGTAGTGTTTGTGACCGATACAATACCACTTGACGTTAAACCCGTTAACGTGCCGACACTTGTGATGTTAGGTTGTGCTGCCGTTGTTACTGTTGCTGCAACCGTTGCAGACGTGACAGTACCTGTCACATTTGCACCAGGAATAGAAGTTAGCCCTGTTGCCGATCCATAAAACGCACCTGCATACACATTTCCCACTATACCAGCACCACCAGCGACTTGTAAAGCACCTGTTGTTGTGGATGTTGATACGGTAGTATCTGTAATCACCATGTTAGGTGATATTGCACCATTTTTGATTCTAAATTCGTTCGCCATTTTTATGTTTCCCTTTCCACAGTTAAAAAGTATAGACGAAAAAATAGAGAGTCATTTCTAACTCTCTATTGTGAAGGATTAAGTTTCCCTAATCAAAATTATTGTTATTGTTATTTAGATCAAACTTGCTATATTAAGCGAAGCTGAGGTTAGACATAGCGATTTCGCCAACGAAGTCTTGAGAGTTACCGAAGCTGGAGGCAGTATTGGTTAGTTCAACGTAGCCATAACGGGTAGAGAAACTAACCACTGGTTCAAAAGTGGTAGGATCAAGTACCACACCAGAACTCATCAGTGGAATATATGGGCAATAGAATGCGGCAGCATCGGTTTCAGAAGTACCCTTATAACCAACTAGAACTGGCTTGGTATCATCAGCATATGAATCTACGAATACACGCATTGCGCCGTTCAGAGTACCAACAAATTTGGTATTGGTTGGGCCTTCAAACGTGCCTTCAGTGGTGCGAGCAAAGGCTGAAGTAGTAGCAGATTGTAGTACGGTTAGAGCGGCTGAAGAAACTACAGCCCAGTTACCAATACCGCGACGGGTACGCTTACCAATTTCGTTGGCTACGCGGTTAATTAGTACAGCTAGGGCAGCGTGTTCATCACCAACGAAAGTGGCAGTGCCAGAAACGGCAGCCTGGTTATAAGTGTATTCTGTAGTAGCCAGTGAACGCAGGGATTGTAGAATTTCTTGGTCAATTTCAGCAGTGATTTCCTGAGCCAGAGCGGCCATAATTTCTGCTTCAACGTCAATACCATGCATTGCTTGAGCATCTTGAGCAGCTTCAAAAGTCCAGCGAGCTTGCAACTTGCGTGACTTGGTTTCTACAGCTTGGCGCAGAATTTGAATGCTAATCTGTTTACCACCGTTACCTTCAAGGCTTGAAGTTGGGGCGCCAGTATACCGATCAATGGTGCTATCACCAGAAGCAGCACTTGAATAGGCTTGTGCAATCTTGAATGGTGATAGTGCTTCTTCGCCAGCAGTTACTGAAGTAGCAGCGGCAGAAGTATCAATCAGACTGTTGGCATAACGCACCCGCAGGGTGTGAATTTGACCAACAGGGCCAGTTAGCGGCTGAACACCAACCAATTCGTTGGCAATAACGGTAGGCATAACACGGCGAATGATGGGCAGAATAACGCGGTTTAGAGTGGCGATATTGCCTGACATTGTGGTGCCAGAAGCACTTTCAGCTAGTAGCTTCTTACGGGTATTTTCTAGCATAATAGCCATATTCTGACGTTTGACGCCTGATAGGCCATTTAATAGCATATCGCGGGTTGCACCCCAGTGGCTTTCGAGTAATTTACGTGACATATTGTTTTAATCTCCTTGAGTATATTTAATGTCTATTTACGATTTTGATAGTAAACCTGAAGTTAAGCGTTGAATATCTTGTAGATCAGAATCGTCTGTATCATTTGATTCGACTACTCGGTTAATACGCATATCAGGTTTGTCGCCAGTTTGTTCAACAATTGTTTGTCGTTTCTCAGCAATCACTGATCGACGTTGACCATATTGTTTTGAAACCCCTGAACTAACGGTTGATTTAGTGGCGGAATTCGTGGATTGTTGTTCTAATACCACTGGAAGATACTTATCAAAAGCGGTTTTTAGATAAGGGGTTTCTACGCTTTCGAGTAAGTCAGACATGACTTTTGCTTTTTCACGATTAAGTGGTTTAAGCAAAGTTGCCATTGTTTGTTCACGAAGATTTTTTTGTTTTAGTTTTTTAACTTCGTGAGCCTTTGATTCTGCAATTTGTTTCACTCGTTGAGCGATACGTTTTGATTCTGCAAGCTGTTGTTTTGTAGTTGCCAATTTAGCAGCGAGTTTCCGTGCTACTTCGTTTTTACTCACATAACTCGAAGCAAATTCAGACATGAATGATTCAAAAATCTTGCGTCCAAAATGGTTTTGCTTTGCAGTCTTAATATCTTCTTTGAGTGAATTCAGTTCAGATGACAATTGAACTGGAATTGTTTGTTTTAGTTTTTGAGCAGATTCTTTGATGAATTTTTGCTCTAGTGCTTTGATTCGTTGACGACCTTCTGAAACAAGTTTTACACGGGCTTCAACCAATGCCTTTTTATCTTGTGCAAAATCTTTAATCTCATTTGACAGAGATTCAACTACAAATGATTCAAGTCTATTTTGACGTTCATTCAGTTGTGATTTTTGCGCTTTGAATTCAGAAATTTCTTCTGCAAGTTTAGTAAAGACAAATTTGTCAAACTTTTCAGCACTTTCTTTTAGCTTGGCTTTGAGTGCTTTTTGTTCAGTTGCAAATTGTTTTTTACTTGCATGAAATTCTGATAACTCACGTTTCAGGGATTCAAGAACAACATGCTGGGTTGCTTTTGCAAGTGATGCTTTTTGTTCTGCAATAGTTTCCTTGTTTGACTTGCGAAATTCTTTGATTTCTTCTGCAAGTTTGGTAACAAGGAAACTATTAAACTTTCTGGCATTTTCCTTCAGTTGCAACTTAGCTTTTAGGTTGTGTTGTTCAAACTGTTTTCTTTCATTCTGAAATGCTTCAATTTCAGTTGAAAGATTTTCGGTCATCATTTTGTCAAGGGCACTTACGATCTTGTCTTGATCGAACTGGTACTTGGCGGCAAATTCTTCTTTCAGTTCTTGTTTAATTTCTTCACGGGCTTCTGCAATTTTTTGATTTAGAGCTTGTGAAATAATGTCAAGAGTTTCTTGAGTTAGAATGCCACTTTCCAGCAATGGTTGTAGTTCGGTTTCAAACATTGGTTTAGTGCAATCCTCTTAAATGTTGTTTAATGATTTCTTAATATGGTGTTATTTAGCACTGTTCAAACAAAAGTGTCAAATAAGGCCATATTTTGATTATTTTTTCAGTTTCAAGTCTTTGATGACGTTTAACATCGTTTCTTGAATATACTTTTGTAACCTTTGATCTGCTTGAAATGGCGTTGTCATAATTTGCTTTTGAGTGGCTAATGTTGGGTTAGCCATAATTGCAGCATTCTTGACGTTATCAATATAACGATGACCATGACGCATATTCATTAAAGATTCGTAAATCGCTTTTGGATAGGCATGTGACGCACTTGGTTGTGCAACAATATCAACTGTGACGATTTCAAAACCACTTACATGCCCAGATGATTCGTTTACTTCACCAGACCCACGGCTTGAAACTCCAAGTTTTACACCAGATTTCAGCATAGTTTCAATCAGTAAACCCATTGGTGTAGGAATCATTTTTAGCTTTCCTAAACCATTTGGGCCATCCATCCACATACTTGTAATCATGTGAGAAACTCTGTCAAGATTGATATTAAGATCATCTGGGTGATCTACTTCACCTAGCACAGAATTTCCGTTTTTGATGACTGAATTTAATGCTTCAACTGCGAATTGAATTTCACTTACTGGATATACTCGACCATTAGCGTTTCTTACTCCACCTTCAAGAAATAATCCCTTCATATAAAGAGATTTTTCGTTTGTATCAGGATTGGATTCAGATTCAACAATGATATTAGCACGATCAAAAGACAAGTTTTCTTTTAGTACACGTTGGTTTTTCATTTTTATTATTGTTCGTGTTTTTCTTGTCTATTGTTACTTTAGTATATTAGCGAACCTTGCGCTTACGTGATTCACTCATGATGCTTTTGGTATTAACACCAGAGGCTTGTGAATTAGTTGCGCGTGGAGCTGACTCTAATTTGCCAGTTGAACCGCCAGCAGCATTCTTGGGTGATTTGTACATCACTTCAGCAGTGGGAGCTACGCGGCCAGTTTCGGCACCATCTTGACCCAGACGAACTGGTTTACCTGCCATGCCAATCTTTCCTGAATTCGATGCAACAGGTGATTTACGGGCACTTACATCACTCCCATCTAAATGTTGAGCAGCTACTTGACGAAGATATGCTTCAGCAAGTTGTTCGGCTTGTTTATCCAAATCTTCCTCAGATTCTTCACCTTCAATTTCTTCGTCAGCGGATTCATCTTCGGATTCAACATCAAAATCTTCGTCTTCTACTTCGTCAGTGGCTTCTTCAGTTTCATCGCCTTCGATAGTTTCATCTTCGGATTCTTGATCACCATCATCGTCAGCCGCCATCATTTCCTCAAACTGAGCCATCAGTTCATCAATCTTGTCTTCCAGATCAATCACACGATCTTCGATTTCTTCAACATCTTCCTCGGATGCTGGTTCTTCTGATTCGTCACCATCGTCAAGTTCGATTTCTTCTTCGTCAGAATCTTCTTCTTCAACGTCTAATTCATCTTCTGAACCATCTTCCATTTCAGCTTCAGTGGGTTCAATGGAATCCATGCCTTCTTGGTCAGCTTCAACGTCATCGATTAAATCACCAACTTCGTCTTCTTCCTCATCAATCATAGATTCATAGATTTTCTTTGAATGTTCTACGACGATTTTGTGAAACAGTTTGTTAGCTTTATCGTGTTCCTCATTGATAATGAGTTGGATTAGTTTTTCGTATTGTTTGTTCATAATTTGTTTGAATATCCTTGCAACAAAATATCTTATTTTGTTTAGTTATCTTAATTGATACAAAAGTGGCAAATAAGGCCACTTTTTTGTTATTTTTGTATATCACCCTTCTGATTTTGTGGCATATTGCACACGAACACGTTGAATATATTGTGCTCGCTCAAATGCTCTAATATCAGCCATTTGTCGAAGTTTTCGTATCTGGGCCAATGTGAGTTTTGTTTTTCGAGTATCTTTGAATGACAGTGTTGAATTATCGTCTTCAACATCTTGATACCAAAACTCAGGGGTATCGTTACTTAGCATTTCTGTAATAAGCATTTTATTCTTCTGGTGGAGTTTCTTCTAATTCACCCATTGCATCCTCGCCTGTTTCTGCCATATCACCTGTTTCTTGATCTGATTCAATATCACCTGCTGAAATTCCGACATTGCGAAGATCGCTGCCTTTGATTTGTGTATCTTCAGGTTTACTATGTTCTTCAGTCCAGAGTTTTTCATTGCGTTTAATTTCTTCCTCAGTGAGTCCTAAGAATCGTTCCATTGCAAATCGTTTACTCATGTACGGCAACGCTTCCATTGAAGTGAAAACGGCTGATCTTGCAGTGTCAAGTTCAACCATTCGATATGCTGCAAAATTCTGTGGTGGACAAAACTCAATATCAAACAATGATGCATCGATATTGAATCCGCGCCATTTCAAAAATGTCTTAAACTCAATGTCTAGTTTTTCACAAACATAACGCTGTAGGCGTTGGCAGTATTGATTGAATCTTAATTCCTGAATCAGTGCAGTTCCGACTTTCCCATCATTAAATGCGTTAGGACTATCTTCAGGGCCAGTTGGCATGTAGGAGGATGGAACGCGCAAACCACGGGCCATTTTGTTATCAAAGTACCTCAAATCCGTCAGCTCACCTAAATTTTGTCCTGATGGCAAGACTTCAACAGATGATCCACGGCCATCAGAGTTGTGAACATATACCCCAGCACTTAATGCAAAGTTGTGATTTACTTCAATAGTCAAATCACCAGTATCCTCTACTTCAAGCAATTCAATCACCTTGTTAACTTTGACAATTAACTCAGAATTAAGTGGCATGATTGAATCACCTACTTGCAATAATTCAGCATGTTTCTCAGAACCATCTCTCATAATGAATCGATGATCTGGGGTTACTTTGACTTTCTCACCATTATCCAATTCAACTTCAAGAACTTTGGCTTGTTTTCTGGTTACACCTGCCCATAGAATTTTTCCAGGTTCCATTTTGAAAGTTTGCTGGTTAATTGAGTAGACATAATTTTGTTTACCCTGTTCGTACTCGGCAATCAATTCAGACAATGTTAGTGTGCGGCCATCAAAAAGGGGAATTTTAGTATCAAGTGAAATGCATGATTGTGGAAAGAAAAAATCTTCAAGTTGGTGCATGGCATTGTAGGTAGAATCTACCAATGAGCCATTTGCATTATTTTGGTTATTTATAGATGGAATTCGACGTTGGTGAATTTCGTCTTTAACCTTATTAACAAATGCCATTGCCATGTGACTCGGCATATTGCCAACGTCAATTTTGAATACTCGGCGCTCTGGGGCACGTTGAACTCGATAGATTAAAATTGCATCCTCAAGTAATTCCTTTTGTTTGTAAACTTTGAAAATACTTTCAAGAATACTTTGTCCAAAGGGCCAATTTCGATCAAGCCCTTCAGTTAAACTCAAATGCACAATATGTTTTGCATCAAGTGGAAATTCTTGCATTGATTGTGAAAATCGTGAACCCGTGGTTGTTTGTCCAGAATTAGGAACAGTGTATGCAAATGGCGCAGAATAACCTGCGGTTGATGGATTTGGACGGAAATCCAAATTCGTCTTTGACGCAGCAGTTAAGTTTTCAAAGTTTGGATTTAAGTCTTGAATAACATATTGTTCAGGTGTTTTGCCAGTTGCTTCATTTACAATAACTTTGATAACTTTCGCCATATCAACCCAATATAGCTTAAAGTTTTCTGGGTCACGAATGAATACTTGATCCCCGTATTTCAAACAGTTTCTGAAGATTTTGAACAACCGAGTATTAAAGTCATTTAACTTACACCACTGTTGTAATTGTTTTGTGATGATCTCTACCTCATGTGGCGTTGGGTCATTAGCGTAATTTACTACAAAAGGGGTTTTGGTTTGTGGACTAACCTGTGTTGAAAATTCAGCGATAATGTCGAGACAAGCATTAACCTCAGCATCATTGTCCATCATTTCATATTGGTTGTACCGAACAATTCGACTAGGGTGTCCAGAATAATACTCTGGCAATCGGTTTCCAAAAACCTTGAATGCTGGGTCAACAATGGCATGTTTCTTTTTTGCCTGTTGTTTTGGAACTGGCGGAACAGAATTTACATTCGGTCTATTTTGGAAACTTGAAAAGCGTTTTTGATAAGTCATGGGTTACATTCTTGTGTGAACCAATGCCCTTTCCAGATAATCACTAGACAACGACATTGTGAACAAAATTTGTTTAATTTTTGATTTAAGTGTATTTAGATTAGGGAGTTGTTCTTGAGTTGAGGATGTATTTAATTGTGGTTCAGGTTCTTGTTTTGTTGTAGTTGAAAGTTCAGATGGCGTGTTATTTGATTCTGGTTGTTCTACTAACTGTGTTATTAGTGGTTGAAAATCTACACCAATCTTTTTGTTATCATTTAATGGGATAACACCCTCAACACCGTGCAACTCTGCGATATTATCAGATGATATTCCGCCTTTTGCAAATTTTTTAATTGGAGTTTGTTCAGATGGCGAACTTAATGCTGCAACCATATCAGAGAACGATTTCTTTCCTGCTTGGTTTCCATGTTTACCATCATATACCCCTTGACCTAGTTCATTCTTTGCAATACCCGCCCATGTTCCAGCAATTCGTGCAGTGAATTGTTCTTTGGTCATTTTTCCAGACAAAAACCGTTGATAACCAATATCATCAAGCAATACCTTTAACAGCTTGTTTTGGGTTGCTGGTGTGAATTTGTCAGTTCTTGAAACTTCGCCACGTTTTTCACCTTTTGCGACAACAGCCGCCAAAGTGTCAGGAATCATTTGGAAGCGTCCGATTGCCGTATTGACGTTTCTTCCAGCAATGCTTTTTAACATCCATTTTTGGAATGCCATGACTTCTGCAATGGTATGAGTTTCAATCGTTGCAAGAAAGTTTTCCATGTACTTCCGTTGCTCAGTTGTTGCTGCCTTGAATGCGTCACCCACTCTAGTGATTGCGCGGTATCCACCCGCCGCATCAGACTCGTATTTGCCAATCACGTTTGCAATTTTTGCAATTTGAGTATCACCCTCAATTGATTCCGCACTGACTTCCAGTTGCGCCCTATCACCCTGGAGTGTGCTTGAAACCTGTGTCTGATTTGATTTTAGTTTCTGAATATCTGATTCATATCGCATTACATCCAAAGTCAACTTACTTAATTGCATTCGTTGTTCGTGTGTAATTTCACCTTTCTTTTCCAGGTCTTTAAGTCGCTCTAATTCATCAGTGTATTCTTTAAGTTTACTTTGCTTTTCTTTGATTTGTTTTGTGATCTGATCAAGTTCGGTTTCTCCCTTCAAAATGGCACGTTTGGTTTCATCTGGGGTATCAAATAACCGATTTATTTCTGCTTCTAAATCTTTCTTTCCGAATAATCCAGCACCATATGCAAAGGTTTTTGCTGCAAATTTCACCACCGTATACAGAGTATCCATCACAGTGACTGCTTCACCACTTAAAGCATTTGCCATTTTGTCAGTTGCCATTCCTGCTTTGGTTTCCATTTGTGTTTGTTGGTATTGGGTATCTTTTAGTAACGATGCCTGATCTTCGTCCCTTTTTCGATCTGCAATAACATCATCAATGGTCGCACCTGCTTCGTAGGTTTTAACCGCCTTGTATTGTTGAGCAGTAACACCAATCATTTTTGCAACTTCGTTGTCACCAGCTCTTAAAACTGGTTCTATTGTTTTGACCCAATCACCTTTATATTTTAGCATGTCAGTTAATACCGACGTTGCTTCGTATGATTCATCTTCAATTGATCGTTGCGCCATTTGGAATATCTTGCCACCAGAGCTAACAATTTCTCCTTTAGTTTCATCGAGTGTTGAGAATCCATTAACAATAATATCCTTATATGCCTTTGCTGCTTCGTCACCCATTACGGAACCAATCATGGTCAAAGTGGCTTCGATATTCTCAACTTGTTTTGCTTTTCCCTTACTTCTCAGAATTGCCATCTTTGCATTAAATTGCACGTCATTTCTGATCTGATAATATCGTTGGTACATTGAATCCACTGATTCTCCCGTTAATGCACTCATGGCGAACAAATTCTTTGTGAAATTTATTGCACGATTTTGTTCTTTAATTGAACCCGCATATTGCTCAAACCCTGAACGTGATTGTAACTTAATATAGTCAGCAAAATGTTTGGTAAGTTTTCCAGGTTCAACACCGAGGGCATTAAACATCTGGATAACACCAGATGAAACCGAACTTAATTTACTAAACTCATTGAAGCCTTGGGCAACAGTTTTCCCCATGAATAATGAACTTGTGCCCAATGACTCTAACGATTGAGTATATTTCTCCAAGGTTTCTGAATAGAACATTTTAGTGGAGTGCGCTTGTTCCATTAACTGAGTTGGAGTTTGTTCAATCGTTGCCCCATACTTTGCAAGGGAATCGTGTGCCTGAATAAACTTATCACTAGAATTTAAAAATCGTTTGGCAAGAAATGCAAATGCAGCAACAGCAATAGTTGCTGCCTTACCAAGTGACCCAAAGTTTCTAAGTGTTTTGTTTGCAATTCCACTTGCTTGGTCAACTAATTCAGAATAGTTAGAAAGTTGTCCATTGCCTGATTTAATTATTTCTAGGGTGTCTTTTAATTCATCCCCTGTTTTTGATATTGCATCCCCTAATTTCTGCCATCCTGATTCTTGTTTATTTTTTGACGATGTGGGAGTTTGTGGTTGCGTTGTTAACCGTCTTAGATCGTCATTTAATTGCCTGAATTGTTGTTCTAGATGGTTAAGATCATTTTCTTGCATGGTGGTTTAATCCTTATCGTTTTGATGATGCAAAGATTTCCTTTGCCATTGCGCTTTGCTGATCCATTTTAGTTAACAATTCATCGAAGAAACTTTCTAACATTAGAATAATCTGGGTTGATTCAGATGATTCTGATTTTTGTGGCACTGACGTTATTGTAGGTTGAACATACTTTTCAGTATTTTGTTGGTCAAGTAGTTGCTGTTTTGCTTTATTAACCATTTCTTCAAGTTCTTTGATTTTTAACATCTGAGAACTCATCATGTCTTTTATTTGACTGACCATTGAACTGGTGAATTCAACTGGAATGGTTCGATTTCCCGACAATGGAACGACTGCTTCTAAACCATGCATTTCCACGTTGTAGCCTGATTTTGGGCCTTCTAATACGCCGCCATTTGCTGCGCTTGGGGTTGACGTTGGGGAACCATCTTTTTTGACACTTGGCTTTTCAGGTTTTGGTGCGGTAGTGGATACAGCTTCAGTTTGCTTGACTTGTGTCACTTCATTTTTAACAACGATCGGTTGTGGTTTTTCAGGAACAAGTGATTTCTTTTGCTCAAAAGTTGGTTTTGGTTTTGAAACATAGAACGGTGACTGTGGTTCATTTTCCTTTAATGGTGGAAGCTGGAGGGCGGTTCGTTGAAGTTTATCACCGTCAATTTGTGGTAACTCTGGCGGTTTCTTTTGTGGTTGTTCAGTGGTTTGATTGGACTTATTAACTGGCGGAGTTTGTATCTGGATAGAAACTTGTTGTTGCGGTTTTGATGCGGGTTGTTCAGTGGGTTTTGGTGTTGGGATTTCTGTTGTGCCAGTATCTTGTTCTTTTAACGAACGGATATTGTCTTCAGCAATTCGTCTATTTTGCTTAATCTGATCAAGCTCTTTGCGTTTTGCGTCTATTTCTTGTTGTTTTGAATAATCGAACTCATATTCACCCGTTCGTTGATCCCATTCAAAACCACTTCCCAACTTTGCTAAATCTGCCTCATATTGAGTCTGTAATTCTACAAGTTTGGCTAATTTAACTTGACCCGATTTTACGTCATTAAATCGTGTATACCGTTGTCCTAAGTTGTTCTCGGTTTCTAATCCAAGTAGTTTTGCAATAACAATGTTGTCCATCATTGCATCCAACATTTCATTCACTGATCTTGCGATCCATTTGAATGCTTGTGTCACTGGCCCAGAAACCAATCGAATGAACTTTTGAAGTGCGCCTGTAAATTTATTTTCAAGATTGACGGTTTCATTTCGCAGTTTTAATAGATTATCACCTTGTTTACTGGTTTCATTCATCTTTGCCAACACGTCTTTGAACGAACCAGCATTTTTTGATTTTGCTAGCAATTCCATGAAATCTGAAGTCATGCCCGTTACTTCAGCCGCACCATGTAATGTAAGGGTGTTGACATTCATTCCAGACCTTTTCGTACTGTCCATTAACCTGTCATATACCTTCACCAATTCTTTTTGCATTTCTTCAACGGCTGATTCCATGCCTTGACTACTTGCTGCTTTTAATCGCTTGATTGTATCTTTGTCAAAATACGTTGCCATCATTATTTCAAATTGTTCATTTCCAGAATGACCAATAGTTGCTGATGCAAT